CGTCACTCGGAGTCACCGAAGAATCTTCAGATATAGGCTGAAGATAGTATTTTACTTTAATTTGTGTAATAGAACTGACACTAGGATCGTTTGCACATGTAGCTTTTATAATAACATCCCTGTAAATAGTTGCTGTTGGAAGAACCGTTAGTTTTCCAGAAGAAGTAATTTCCGCATACTTATTACCAGAGACAATTTGAAAAATAACGTCGGAATAATTGCCGCTGCTACTGTATGAAGTAGATGTAAACAGCGAATAATTGTCGGTATTATATATACTGTTTTTGCCGGAAATCGGGTTTATATACCACTGCTCTTCTGGTGTCGGAATAACAGTCTGTCCAGAATCGTCGTTGTCGGCCGCCGTAAATGCAAATTTTGCAGGATATTTTATATAAGTAATCCTAAAATCAAGTGATTCTAATGGACGAATTAATTTATAACTATCTACCAAAACACTCAACGTGTTTGATTCTTCATAAACAACAGGTTCTGGAATCCAAGGTAGATTGTTGTTAGTAGCATAAAAACGCATAGCGTTGTCATGCGAAATTAAATGTACCGGTAAATTGACGTGTCCTTCTCTATCTATAGCATTTGTTATTTTATCGGTTTTAAGTAAACCGTTTATAAAATATAGAACATCATCTGGTCTATTGTAATCATATTGATTATCTATAAATGCATTGTGAACAGGTGTTGTCAATACCTTTGTTGTAACCAACGGTTGAATATCTTCTATTGCTTTTATGTCCCACTCAAACCCAGCCTATCTAGGATTATTACCAGTCAACTTCTAAGCTATCAATGCTAAATATGCTTTGTCTAAAATGGTAGCAATTTCATAAGGTGTTAGCGACGGATATGACGAAGTAACATTAGCTTTGTCATATTCTATCATAAATTTAGTATAAATATCACTATGCGTCATACGTCGTTATTTTTTACTTATTTTCTATTTGATTTATAATAGAAAGCTTAAGGTCTTGATTCTTCTTACTGTCAAGATATGCAATCGCCTCTTTAAGACTGTCTGCAAACATTTCACTACCGTAATAATATTGAGTACGATCCTTACGGATTATACCTTTTGCAATAGCTGTTTCAAGTATAAATTCCGTTTCTTTGGATTTGTTGTTTACCCACTTCTCAAAGAATTGACTAGGTTTCTTATCAACAAGATCAAACAATTGCGATTCAACTAATTCGTTGGAAAGAGTGTCTGATTTAATACCAAATAACCTAAGAGCTTTACGCATCTAGTCAAGGGTAAGCTTATCGAATTCTTTAATTGCATCTCTACGTATTTTATTGATGCGGTTCTTCTCTTCAGCTTCGGCCTGTTGATTAATCAACAAATAGTCTTTATTTGCAGTAAGTTTATCCAACGTTGTTGCAACACGTTTATGATTACTCAAAAACTTTATAATAAGTCTATCGTGGGGATACTCATCATTGAGAATAAGACCACGAGCACCAACACGTACACAAAACGTTGTCCAAAAAGGACTTGTCTTAGCAAGACGTCCTTCCTCATAACCCAAAAGCTTTTCAAACTCTCTTTCTTCCTGGGGAGTTAAGCCCGTATAAATTGACCCAGACCGTGTAAAATAAGGAGCTATATAATCCTAACATGACTTATATTTTATAAGTCCGGCCCAGGGATGTTTCTTCTTAATTTTTAATTCAACTACCATAATATTTTAATTAGAGTTGTAATACAAAAAGAGGGATAGGGTTAATTAATATTAACCCTGACCTCCTTCGCCACCTTCACCGCCTTCGCCAGCAGCGGCAGCAGCACCATAGTTGGACGTACCGATCGTCTCGATGTCTTCTGCATCACAATACAGAACACCACAAGACAGCGGGTTGCGCAACATGATTCCTTCCTCACCGAGGAAATGAACACTGTAACCATCGCGGCTATTAGAACGCAGCGTGTTAATACTGTTACCGTAACCACTAGGAATTACAGAACCACCAGTAGTCCACTGTACAAATTCACGACCCTTACGACATACTTTAACAACGTTGGCCTGACCGTCACGCTGACCAAGATCAACAAACAGGAAAGTATAAGACATCAGCGGCTTACCAGAAATCGGGTGAAGCTGACGGAACATTTCCATATTGTCAAACATTGCACAACGCTTAACAGTAAGCTCAATACCGTTAACCATCTTATAAGTTGTGAACTGACCACCGAGAGTAAGTTCCTGACCAGAACCAGTGATGAACTTAGTATCAATCAGCTGGAAGCTAGCAGCCTTCTCCTTCAGAATCTTATCGAACTCGCGAATACCCATCTCACCAGTAAGAGCAATAAACTTACGCTCATTGGTACCAAGGATATTATAACAGAGATCAAACAGATAATCCTCAAGCAGTTCAGTTGTAAGAGTTGTATAATAACGTACATTAGCAGGAGCGATCTGCTCGAACAGACCAGCACTGATGGGCACAGGACGACCATTGGTTCCCTTCAGATTGTACGTACCATCGGCGTTACGGTTGCTGTGAGAGAACAGTAAGAACTTCTCCTCACGCTTCTTCCACTCACGAAGAGCAATCCAATACTGATAATCAGCCCAAAGATAAGAACTCTTACCAGTCTCGGGATCCTTCAGAGCAATAGCGAGAACGGTGCTATAAGCATCACCAGTGATATCATAGGTCAGACGCAGCGTAGTAAGATTGTTACGCATCTTAAACGGAGTCTGATAGTTGATGATATCTGCCTCATCGCTGTACTCCTCATAAGCAGAACCAATACGGTTTACCTGACGACCAGGAAGGAGATACTCAACAGGAACATAAGAGTTCTGGAAGCCTTCGGCTACATAACACTCATACACCCAAGTGCTACCATCCTGATAAGGTACACCGTTTACACGTACCTGGAAGTTAATATTATCGAATGCAAGTACGGCACCGGGGCCAAACCACCTTTCCTCCAGACCGAGGTAAATGGGAGTACCATTTACACCAGGAGCAACACCGTTGTCGATATCGGCAGGAGTAAGCTCCTTGCCATTCCACTTAGCCCAGCGAATATTTACAGCATGATCATTATCGACCATAACTGACCACTCATACTCACGGTTCTCAATAATCATGGTCTTACCGAGACCACCAGTAATAAGGTCAATGGCTGTTGAAACACCATCGTCCTTTGTACCGAATACAAGCGACAACAGACCTGCTACCTCATGAGGATGCGTCAGCAGTGCATTCGAAATCATGTTTTCGTCTACGAGGTCAGAGAAACGACGACCCCTATAAAGTTGAAGATTGTTTAAAAGTGAATTATTCATAATTTATATAAATATACCCGTTAGAAAAGCCCTGACGCAAGTTCTACTAATGGGCGTTGTTTATCATCATTAAAACTCCGCATGCTTGTTTTTCTATCGGAGTGTCTTAACATTGTTCTAAGCTTATTTGCAGCAGAAGTTTGTCCGCCGCGTCTTGCTTCACCAAGAAGAGTATCTCCCTTCATAGTAAAATATGCAGATTCAATTAGGTTGTTTATCATATTACTATTGAAATCCTTTTGATATTGAGTATAACCATCTGCATCAACTTTAGTAATATAATTAAGTAGGGCTACTCTGTCCTCCTTTGGAACAGCAATACCCCTAATGTCCTTAAGATTACTAATGCTGCTGTTAAGCTTTGTCATAAACTCTTTTGATTGTCTTTCTTGTTCTTGCTGATACAACTGCTGTTGCCTCTGCATTTCTTCAAGTTGCTGTTGCTTAACCGTCTTTAGGCGTTCAATAGCATCTGCGGCTTCATCTTCAAGCATGTCTGCATCTTCGTAACGTTCTATTTTTCTAGAAATAGATTCATCACTATATCCAGACATTTTAAGATAATCCCTAACTACTGCTTTCTGATTAGATTCATCCTCCATATCTAAAGAATCATATTCAATTTCTTGAGACATGTTGCCGTAAAAGTCTTCAAATCTCCCTCCGTTCTTTACATACTGATCTAATTGTGCTATACGATCATCAGCATATTCAGGAACAGAGTTCTGATCTACTACGGCTTTTATATAGTCAACAATGTCATCTACAGATTCTGGACGTTCATCTTCAGATACATCCCAGCCAAGTGATTCGGCGAATGCGTCAAAGAATGCACCAACCTGTGCAGCTTCATGCGGATCTACCGCATCGTCTACATCGTCTGGTTCGTCATTCAATCCACCTGGTTCACTTGTCTACTGTGGAGTTTTATTAATTGTGTCTAAAATATTATCCGGAATTGGACTATTATCTTCACGAGGAGTCGGATCCGGTTTCTTTGGTTCCTCAACTTTGGGGTCTTCGCCTTCAGTTGGTTCTTCATTAACATCATCTAAGTTGTCAATATCACTACCATCGAGTACATGTGTAACATCTACTACCTCTTCATGATGATCAGGGTTAGTATAACCACCGTCTTCAAGAGCTTTTGTAAATAGTGATAGACTATCTTTTTTCTTTCTCATATATTATTAATTAATAATACGTTATACTTAATTATTTGTTTCGCAGTTCATTCTGCGTATTTCTTCTTGTATAAGTTTTTCTATTTCCATCCACGCTTTATTTGTACACGGAATTATAATTTCTCTAGGCCTTCCGAAGTCTTTGAATATCTACTATAGACAGGCTTCAATGTCGTTTATCGTTATTTTCGATGGTTCCATTTCTTGGCATTTTGTGCAAATATTGCGCGTTTTCTAGTTAATGGATTTTTACTATGTGTCAACTGTTCTGTGGTTTTACCAGTACGTCTCTTTAGGGCATTAAATTTACCACGGTTTGCAGGATTTATATGAATCGGCTCTTTGCCATGCTTATAGTGTATAAGGGGATCAAATATCAGCATGTTTCCAAAGTCATCAAATCCTACATTACTAGGGCCCAAGTCTCCAATTTTATATGGAAACCCTGACACTTTATAAAATCCATCCGATGTACGATTGTATCCTAAATATTCTAATTGTCGATACCAATCATTAGACGGTTCCCAAACACTACCTTCTTTACGCACGGTGTGCCAAGGATCTGCAATTTTATTTGCTGGCGTTATTCGTTTTTGACTATATACAGGTCTAAAGATGTCAAAATGTTGCTTTAATATAGCACCCTAAACAGGTTCGTGAGTATACCCTTCGTATTTTAACGGCAATGTATTTGGTAATTTATTTTGAAGAAGATCTTTTCCAATTCGTTCTTCGAGTTCTTCAAAATTTTGTACAGATTGCAATCCTTCTTTTTCTTTTATCACTTTGTTCGGAAATCTGATATTTTCAAATACTGTACTTTCTACACCTTCATCTAAATATTTACCCAAATTACTTCTTTCTACTATATCTGTATATTTTGGTTGAATTGGAATAAAATTGTTTGTATTAATTATATTCGGAGTAACATTTGAAAAATTTTCTGTGACAACTGGTTTTCCAAACGGAGGATTTATGTCATATAATATTTTTGCAAATCTATCTTTTGCTTCGTCTGCTATGTTTTTAAAAATTCTACTGCCGGTTTTCGTAGCAAACTTTAACGGCTTCTCCAATGCGTTTGGTAAAAATAATCCAGCACCTAATAAAGCGGCTTGAGAATAATCTCTATTTTTTAAAGCTATTCCTGCATTTATTCCGTCATTTACATCTCCTACTACTGGGACAAAACTAACTAAATCATCCAAATACTATGTATAACCATCAAAAGCACTTTTAGTAAGTTTTGGTTCTGGACGTACTGATACTTCAGGCAATATTATGGATCCAGTTGTATTATCAGACATCAATGCTTCTCCAGTAATTGGATTTACCCTAACCTAATCTACATATTCTATTTTAGGCTCGCTACCGTCATCCATCTTTGGAAGTTTACGTTTAAGCTGTTTTTCAGCTATCTTCTACATCTATTCAGCTTTACGCTGTTGACGTTTTTTTATTCTACGTAAAACTTTATGTCTTTGATATTCTTTTTGTTTCTAATATTTACGTATAGGACTTTCCATAATCATTTAATCATCGGTGCCCACATAGGCTTATTTTGATTAGACCATAATAAATCATTAATTGTCTGAATCGGGACTACTGGAATCATACGAGGACCAGTTGATACGTTTCTAACATCTGGCAGCATTGGTTCTTGATTCATCATTTCTTCAAAAGCCTCATTACCAGCCCATGTTCTAGAGAACATATCACCGCTTTTATCAATACTTGGTATATACCCCATTGACATATCCGCTAACATTGATTTTAACATAGTTGGATGTCCTGGTTTCTTTAGATATGTTCCATCTGCTTCATCTCTACTTGGCAAACGCCCGCTTTCATCTCGAGAGTATCCACGCTTTGCTGCAAGTGTATAATTGTAGTTATCACCAGTACGTTCTGGATAAGGAATCGGATTTGGGTCACTTAGAAGTTCTATTTGTTTTACCTTCTTATCAAGATCATTCGCAGCATCTTTTCGTTCTGGCCATTTTTGATACTACCCTTTTATTATATTTCCGTTTTTATCTCTAACTACAGCTCTTTCGTACAATTCAACAAACTTTCTAGCAGCTTCTTCTGGAGTTTTATAACCACGTTTTAAGAATCTACCAGCATTTGTTGTAGTATAACCGTTTCGTGTAATCCACTTAGCTTTGTCTGCCCAATCAGAGATATACCGCAACTGTGAATCTACACCGTAGTTACCATACTGCTTTATTATTGCATTTCTTATATCTGTACTATTTTGTGCAAGCCCATGATACAACCCTTTTGGATGTCTTGCGTTTACATCAAAACCGGATTCTGCCATCATGTTTCCCATTATACCTACAGAACTATTGTGGTCAAAACCAAGTCGTCTTAGCTTTTCATATAAAGTTTGTGCACTTAATACAGACTTGCCGTCTTTATATTCAGGGAGGTTGAGGCCATTTTCATACACCTACTCCTCGTCACTCCCCGATATAATTCTACCATTTTTGTAAGGAAGTTTACCTGTTTGTTTCCACTACATGTATCTTTGTCTAAATGCGTCAACGTTCCCCATATTACTTCTCTCCACTTACTTTATTGCGTATGGCATAGCGACCTTTAACTTTTTCTCTTTCAAGCGCAGCATCATCTTTCTACTTTTGTAATGCCATTTCGTGATCCATCTTATCACGTTCAAGCTTAATCTTCTGTTCTTCTATATCACGCTTCTGACGTTGCTCATAACGCTTAGTATAAGCTTCTCTATCGATCTTCTGTTGTTCAAGAGCTTGTTTACCTATTTCAATTGGATCAGGTATACCATTCATATCAGAATCCTTCTCTTCAGTACCACGATATGCACTGATTTCAGCTACAGCAATCTTAGTAGCATTGTCTTGGTCTATCTGATAACGTTGAAGATCCATTTGTGCTTCTTGAAGCATAAGTTCTTGTTCACGAGCTTCGTTTTGCATTTGTTGCAACATTTGCTGCTGTTGAGCTTCTGCTTCTTGTGCCTGCTGCTGTATTTGTTCTTGACGTGTTTGCATATCCTTAAGTTTTTGTTTAAGAATATTGAAATTGTCATTTGTAAGTATTTCTGCAGCTTCTAACAATGATGCACCATTCTACATAGCTGGTTGTATAAGTTGTTGAAGTTTTTGTATATTTTCAACATCTTTAGAAGTATCACTTACAAATACATCCATGTCCTCATAGTAGAACTTTTTATTTATATCAAGGAATGCACGTTCGCCGTTATCAAATATATATTGCAATTTCGTTTTACCTGTTTCCTCCCAAGCCCCTTTTGCTGTATTAAGAAGCATGTTCATTACATGACGCTTTACTTGATTATGTACCCAGAATAAAGGTTCTGTAATATGAGAAGACTGTACTACAGATCTTTCTACGTTACCAACTAATTCAGAAGCAGATACGGCACCTTGTCGCTATTCTGTAATTCCAGATATAGTTCCAGCAAGTTGTTCAACTTTGTCCATCAATTGAATATACTCTCCAATGACTTGTGACATAGTAAGATCCAAAGCTGTTATCTGGTTAAAACTTGCCGGCTTACCTCCTTCTCGTCCAGGAATATTCCAACCCTCTTCATAAGGATTTATAAAGTTTACACCAACGCTAGATAAGTAATGCATCCAACGATCTGGAGTTATATTCATAGACTTAGGAATCTGAGTAATATCCATATTTACAATCTTTCCTTTATCTCGAGCCAAAGCCAATTCAAGTCTATACCATAATACAATATACATATATTGTAACGGTTTTAATATACTAACTAAGGATCTAGGTTTGCTGTTTGTATTACTATATATAGCTCCACAATATGGAAGTTTTTGACTATTGGGGTTATCAATACTTACATGTTGATATTCTATTGGTTTAATGCCAAAGAATAAATCGTTTCCACATCTATACCCTTCCCACACTTCAACAATCCAATCTTCTTCTATCGAAAGCTCTGTACCAAATGGAGTATAGAGTTCGTCAACTATATCTATTTGTGGAACACCGGCCTCGTCTAATGTAGTAACGTAATATATCTTTTTGAATGACTTCCAACAACAATGCCAAACGTTTACACAATGTGCACTTTTTTCGTCATATAATGGATTGTCGTAAAAATGTAATTGTATTCCTTTGAAATCATCTCTTGGACTATGTTCACCCATATTGTTTGCAGGTACAGCATTCATCATTTCGTCAAGCTTTTCTAAGTCTTTCTTTTCAAGTTTGTCGTAATAACGATCGTATACTTCCGTTATAGGAAGTCTCATTCTTCTACAGCACCAAGAACCATCTTCTATAAATTCAAGATCTGGACTTTTATCATATGAGAAATACATTGGGTTTACTCGCTCCATGTATGGTTCGGCATTTAATACACCAACGTAATATATTTCTTGACCTGCAATAAGGGCGTCTTTCCATCCTTTGATGAATTCGTTATCCATATTTAGTTTTTCGCGCAAATATGTCAAAGTATGATATGCTGTGTTCTCTATGACATCTTTATAGTCTTTGTCCATATATTTGGCAATTTGTTCTGGTGGCATTATTTCTCCAGACTGTAACTGCTATTGAAACTACTATTGTTCTTCTGGACCCAACTTTGACATAAATTGAGCTTCTAAATACTACATCAACAATTCCTTTTCTTTATCTTGTAATTCTGATGTAGCTTCTTGTGAAGTTCTTACAACCCTAAAATTAAGAGGTCTCTTACTTTCTTCACCAATAAGTAAGTCTATTTTAGGGCGTATTATATTGAAATCCTAAGGAGTTGCAGGAAATCCATCTTTTACTTTGAACGGATTCGTAACTCTCTTAAAATCTTTTTCATCGAAGATGCTGTTGTATAAGTTATAATAAGTCTACAACTCTCCGTATTTGGTGTAAGTTTGTCCCCCAGAAACAATGTTTCCTTCACCAATAATATAATTTACACAGTCGTGTTGCCATTTTTCATCTTTACGTTTTAAAGGCAACTTCTGCTGGGGAAATCTCGAATTATATAAATTATCTTCTACCATATTTAAAATGAGAATACTGGTATATCGTCTTCGTATTTTGATTCATCTTGCCACCATTCTTGACTAAATAACGGCATTTCGAAGAGTTCAACCTATTTATTTTTTTCTTTTGCAGCAGATACTTTTACCTGATACAATTCTTCTCTGTATATCATGACCATGCATAATGCTATCACACGGTCTACATTTCGTTCACCGTTATTTAATATTAATTCTTCAATCAACGGTTCACTATAAATTCTTTCTAAGTTTGGATGTCCTGGTTCATATTCTTCCAACAACCATTCTAATATTAGACCTTCTCCATACTATCGTATTTGTTTAGTCATATGACATCCTTTTCTACGAGAAACTTTACTGTCTCTAAATATTTCAGATATAACCTTGTCTGGCTAATCTGCCAATAAGTAATCACAATGTTTATTTGTAAAATAAGGATAGATACCTTTACGTTCATTCTCAAACAAAAGTCTTGCATTATAAAACGTCAACAGTTTTCTTACGTTTTCATAGTATTCTTCTGCCGTAGGTGGTCTACCTGAATATTCTGCAACAATAACATCTGTCCACGCTTCTCCGGCTTTAAATCGTTTATATATAAAAGTAGAACCTAAAGAATTAGTAAAAGAATCATCATGGTCATATGGATCTGCACCAGCTATGTATAGCCCGAATGGAGGATCTTTTATTGGGTATTCCCATATTACGACAGATCCGTCTGGCTTATGATCTTTTGGCAACGGATAATCTACAATATCACCTGTTTTCTTTTCTACAGCTTTTACTTGTCCATTACCGTCCCACATAAGATCCACAATATGTTTCATACTTTGCAGCTTCTTATTTGTACGTATCTTCGCAAGCTGCTCTGTTAATAATTTTTTAGGGAATATATTACCACCTATTTCTAATATAGATTCTTGTGGGGTTAAACAATTTTCTGCAACATATCTATCGACAGTTACTTGTTCTGATGCACCATCTCTAACTTTATTTCGTTCGTCCATCTAAAACTTAATAGCAACTTCTTTTAAGGAATTTCCAAACTAGTCCATGTATAGACGTTTACCATTTTCATCCTTAGCCGATAAGTTTGTCCAAGATGGTACAAAAAATGCACAGTTGTTATCTGCAGCTTTATCGTCCCATATATTTGGCATCGATAGTATATTATAACCATCTGGGTGATAAAACATTTCTTTTAGTCCGTCAAAATCAGCTCCTTCTGAACCACCAGTACCATAGGCAACCATAAGTCCAAATGCAACACCAGCTTCTTCTACAGCAGGTCTTGCTATTTGCCAAGCCTACAATATATCTTTAAATTTACCAGACTCTTCCCATAAAATAAGCCTACCACGAGTACCACGAATACGATCTGGGTTATTTTTCAAGGTTATCCCTATTATGCTAGATTTATATCCTTGTTCTACTTGTTTACCAAATTCATCTGTTATTTTATAACCAGATGTTCTTTTAAGTTTAGTATCTACCAACCTCTATTTAGCCCAAGCTGTATTTTTGTCTATAAAATCCATACCGTCCCAGGCTTTAGTTAACAAACCATCATTAGTTAAGAATGACTACTCTGAAGCTACTGCAAAGTTTTGTGAACCTTTTATTAGTTCATAGTTCCTAACTAACATAGAAGCACCTTTGAAAGAGTATCCTTTGTTTCGGGCTTTAAGCACAGCCATGTGCTTACCGGTCTACTCCGCTTCTTCTATTGCATTGAAATAATAATAATCGTAATCGTAGAAATCGGCAAATTCTGTTTTTCTAACTCTCCTTACTCTTTCATTTCCGTGCTTATCTTTATATTTTTCTTCAACTAGTCTTAAGATTGGAAAGTAGTTTAAATAAAAATAATGATACCCACTAATTGCATCCCCATCGTCTGCAACAAATCCATTTAAACACCTTTCTGTTTCTCTGTCCCAGTATTGGATGTAATCAGTAGTACCTCTAGGTGCAAGAGTGTATACACCATGTTTCTAAAAGTGTATTGCTGCTTGACGGAATTTATCAGTGTTTAAAATCTTTTTATTAAAGTCTACCATATTTTCTTATAGCACTATACATTTGCTGTATTATATATCCAATCAAATATGCGGCCGGTTCACTATTTTCTTCAATTTGATAGTATGCGCATATATGAGACTAAACGTGTTTTACTTCATGAACTAATGTATTCATGAACTATTTACCAGAAGTGACTTTACTAATGCAGACAACACTAATACGATAATCTGCATTAGTAAACGTCATTCCTGTGTTGAATCGTTTTGTAACGATATTCAACGATTTTTTTATGTCGGATTTGGGACACCCTAATTCATATAATGTGTCGGCAATGTCAGTTAAGTCGGATTCACTGACATCATAATGAACTAGTATATCCCACTTGTTATTCCCAATTCGAATATACTGCGTTGTCATATCATCTCGGTCCAATTAATAACAATACCCTTTCTACACATATCAGCGTACCATCTATTAAATACAATTCCATCATACGCATCGTCATCGTCAATTACATCTTTGATGTATTTAGCCAAATGAAATACGTCTGCGATACTTGAATTTAAAAAGTCCGCCTTACACATATTTGCAACAAACACGTAATCGTATAGCTGGTTGTTTTTTAATTGTATACCGTTGTCGGAAATGATTTTATCAACTTCCTATATTGAATAAGGAACGATAGGAACTAGCTAAGTTCCCATTCGCTTCGTCATTTTGCTAACAGCAAAATCAAGAAGCTTTTTATTAAAGTGCGGGCCATTATACCTAAGATAGTTGATCATCTCTTCAGGCTTGACGTCGTACTGTGTTAAATCAGTGTTTTGCATAATTAAACTATTTGGGAGTCTGAGGGGGTTTCCCCCCTCTCCTCCAATTGATTAATAAGAATATCTTCCGGAACGATTTCTACGCATACGCATCGCATTCCGCATACGCATTGCGTGCATATTTGAGCCATCCCTCATGGGATTTCTCATATTGCTTCTATAATCAATTTCCCCTATCTCAACCTTGTCAATGTTGGCGTAATTTTCATCACCGCTAACACTTTCCTCAGTCTCGATCGGATCACTGTCAACTTCGGATTCATAACAATCCATAAGACAATCATAAAGCTCGCAGAGAGCATTTTTGGTCATCTTCTGTCCCTTTTTAGCTTCTTCAATCAAATCAAAAGCTTTGTCGTAAACAGACTGACGCATTTCGTATATAATCATAATAATGCCATTATTTGGTTTCCGCTTTACTCAAGAGCTCCGTCATTTTTGCAATCTGTTTATGCAAAGATTCTACTTCACTCTTAAGGTCATCGATGGCGCTATCCCGCTCTTGCTCTTTTGCATATACCGGGTTTAATTGTTTTAGTATTGTTTCGCATGCACTTATCACATTGCGATGATAATCAACACTTTCTATAATTGATTTACTAGACTGAAGCATACCATCGACTTCGGAAATCATTGCTTCTTTATTCTCACTAATTACTACATCGCCGTAACCGTGAATAGAAAGATTACTTGGGATTCCAATATATTCTTTTTTATCGTTTCCAAATCGAACTATAATGTCGACTATTGTTTCTATATTGCCGAATCCTAATGTTGGATTATACGTATTATACTTCGGACGAGGTTGCGATACACTCTCTACCTACCCTATTTTCAAATTAAGTATGTCTCCTTTTTCTAATACATATATCGGAGACCCTTGACGTAAAGCTGAAAACATAGTTAATACTTATTTAATTACTCACGCAACAGTAGCACCACCAGTAGCACCAGAAGTAGCCTGGCTTGTACGATTTGCCCAATAACTTGCAATAAAGTCTGCACCTGCATTTGCAATTAATGTAGGAACAGCAGTATATACATTGTTCGGCAGTGTGATCGTAGCTGGCTGACAACGCTTAATAGATTCAACGTCATTGCTAAGGTTAGCAAGCTGACCAAGAATAGGAGCAACGGCCTGCTGTAAAGCTGCAGTGGTAAAGTTCTGCGACTTAAGCTGTGCAACTTCGGCAGTAAGAGCCGTAATCTCACGATCCTTACGACTGTCTTCTACAGCATCAATCTTACTCAAAATAGCCTGCGTATTTGCAGATGCACCGTTCTGCAGGGCATTTGTCTGCTGACAAATTGCGAGCTGATCGGCAGCTGCATTCTGTGCAAGCTGGTTCTGGATGTTGCAGCAGCAAGAACATAACTGGCTCTGTGCAGCAGCATTTCCACTCTGAATAGCATTGATTATCTGTAATGCACTAACACCTTGCTGGTTGGCAATTGTGTTAATACCCTGGTTAATAGTCTGGATTGCAGAATTAACCAAGTTGAAATCCTGACCAAGGTTTGTTGACAGCTGCTGGATTGCTGCTGTGCTGCGTTCGCCACTATTGTTGATTGCCTGCATTAACAGATCACGGCCATTGTCGTTGTTGATCATGTTGCCAAGGTATGCTGTACCTGCAGCACCATTACCACCGAATCCGCCAAAACCGCCGAATCCACCATTTCCGAACATAAGTCCGAGCAAGAAACCAAGAATACCACCGCCCCAGCCACCGAAGCCAAGACCATTGTTGTTGTAACCCCCTTCGGGGAACATGAATACTTTACTATCCGACATATATTAAAGTAATTTAAAAGTTAATAATTATTTTTCATAGAGGCCTAAAATACCTCCACCCTTAATTCTACCTGTTTCAAGCTATTCAGCTTTAGCTTGCTTCATAGCTATATCCAGTGATTTTACGATATTGCCTACGTCTTTTAAGATTCTCGTAACCTTAATAGCTGTATCAATATCCATGTTGCCCGACGAATATTCATTCAGAGCAACGATTAGACCTTCTGCAGCAGTCTAAGAAGCAGCTAACAGTCTAGTTCCAGGAGTTTCCTAAAACTCATTAAACCGTTTAACTAATTCTTGAACTTCTGCAGAAGGCTAATATCCTTCGTCTTTAAACACATCTTTAGCAACCCGCCGAGTTCTTTCGTTCTCGGGATACGCTTCATATGGAGTATTCCACTTGTATCTCCATATTATAAATTCTATTTCTTTTAATGCTTGTGATTTATTTTTAGCATTGTTAAAATAGTCTTTAAAAGGAGGAATTGCTAAATCTTCAACATTTAAAGATATTTCGTCTCCTTTTATATCAAACATAATTAACTAACTGGTTCTGCTTTAAGTGCACCGCCTGAATCGATTACAAGTTTGTAAATATTACCGCCCTTGTTCAAAAATATTCCTTTTGATGCATTTCCTGGTGTAGCATCTGTTGTTAGCGTACCAGCTAATACCAACGTTGTTCCATCTGTAACCCACAAGTTATTGAATATACTTAGGGTTTCCATCTAAACAATGCCATCTTTATTCCACGTAATGTTTCCGTTTGCAAGTTTACCACTACCGTCTGAAGCAATTACATTTTTTGCATCCCATCCGTCACCAATGTGCTAGGAATTTCCACCTACAGCAGCACCTATATTTACTGTTTGTACACCGCCATGATATACACGCATTTCTGGAGATGTAACTGTCTGACTACTAGAACTGTCTGAATATTCATGTGTATCAATTTCCACACGATCACTGTTTGACTCTCCTACAACGAGTTTATTCGGAACACTAACTTCATCTGCAATTAATTGAATCACTGACTTATCACCAGTAATAGCTGCAATTACTGCACTATAAGAATCAGTATTTTTTGCAAACATTTTAGCAAAAGCACTGTCTAAATTAGATTCACTGATAAACCCAGCAATGTTCTGATCCTCAATTACACGCTGATCGAGAGAATGTCCTTCTGCAAGAACGTTGTTGTTTTTGTCAAGATATATCACAGTATAAGGACCAACTCCACCGTAATTTCCATTAGCATCTGCATATTGGTTATCACCATTAGAATCTCTCAATACTGGACGGCCCTGTGGGTCACGAAGAATCTTATATATAGTAGTACTTGCGGAAATACTTGCAGTAGCTTTTCCAGATGCATTGTTTACTGCACTATCAACACCACTGTTTGTAGCAAATCCACCACCCTACATATTATTCTGTCCGAGTGTCTTTAATGACTGCCAAGCCTGTGCTAAAGAGTTATCATCAAAGTCTGCGTACTGCTGATAACCAACTAATGCAAAGTTAAGCAACCTCTTGAGTTTCTCTCCATCGCCAGCTCCGTTTGTAGTAACGTCGAACAAAGCAGCAAGTGATGTCAAATCTACACCTACCTCTTGTTCATTAGCCCACTGTGAAAAACGAGAATCAAAAATCTCTCTAAGCTCTGTAGCCTGTCCTTCTTCATCAAGTATGTTTACAAGTGCAGTAACCGACTGGAACATCTTGTCAAACTTCTGTAACCACTCAGACCACTTATACGAAACAATATTACCATTAGAGTCTGTAGTAACAAGACCAGTTTCACGCATGTACTGTTTCAGAGTATTGTCCCAAGCATCCTCATCACCAATATGATATATCTTATCAAGAGTAGTGTTATTCTTCATCCAGTTTGCATGAGACAATGCATTTGAAATAATACTACGAACATATGCGTCTGCCCAAGAATTCTGCTGGTTTATATTAGCTTTAAGATTTTCAATAGCTTCATTTACCTTTTCGGTAATGACAGTGATTGTTTCACTGCTTACGCCATCTGTACCATCCGTGCCGTCAGAACCACTTGAACCAGAACCGCTACCTTGATTGTCCTTACCATATACTGCATATTTCTTACCAGCAAGATAAAGGTCTCCAATCTTATATCTACCAGTAGCAGTTTCAACACCTGGATCTGGAACCCAATTGAAGTCTCCAATACCAGGAACGTCTGATATATTAGGAATTTTACCTTCAAGCTGCCTTAACAATGCATCAACGGCAGCTTTATCATAATAGTTTCCAAACATGCTATCTATCTACGCTTTTGTATAATAGTTAGCAAGTTCTGGACGAGTTACATAATTAGCAAGATAGTTGCTAAGATTCTGCTCAATCCACCTACGTATATATTCAGGGAGATCGGCTTTCTTTACATAATCGTCCAAAATACGCTGAAGCTCTCTATTCCAGCCATCTCCAAAAAGATTCTTAAGTATCTCTTTAAGCTCATCTTCTGTAAGATAATAATCAGGAATAGCTTTCAAATAACCCTGAGCTTCAATCCATCTCTTATACTCCTCAAACTCGTCATCTGTAACGCATTTGTTAACTATATCTTTGAGGAGTGAAATCAATGCATTCTGCATTGAACAGCAACAGTTGCAATCACAACCACCTTTGCTGTTATTTGCCGAGTTCATCTCGGCCTGTAAATCTTCTATCTAAGATAACTTAGCTTTGATGGCACACAGTTGCTGTGTATAAGCGCTTATGTGTGGACCATCACAACATGTATAACAATTCATATATTATTTGATTTTTATTAATATCAGGCCTGATCAAGAAAATAAGAGTTGGTCTCGCTGTCAAACTACACACTCACAATACCTTGATTGCGCAAAAAGTAAGAATCTCCATCGTTAAAGGTGTCGAGTAATAACATATCTCCTGAACCAAGAGCCGTTATATCGCAAATCATTACAACTGAACCTTTATTATCTTGCGAATACTCAGAAAACAAGTTTTTAGCTTCATCAGGCGATTCCGGTACACTACCTTTAAATACTGCGTTGTTAAGAAATTCTTTATCGGTCTTATAAATACCTACAACATTTAAAGGCGTTTTACTTTCAATTGAACTAACTCTACTATCAAGATCATTCAATGCAGATGCAGTAACCTCTTCATTATCCTCTATAGTCTATGTTAAACTTTGTGTAGCTTCATTTATAAGATCACTCTTTGAAATAGTACCCCCAGAAGTTAACAGATAGTCTGTACCTTTGGAACCAATCTTTAACCCATTTGTATCAAGAACGTGTGTTACGTCACCTGATTTCCATATCTAAACGTTAAACGTTCCATCACCAGTATAAAAATGTACCTTATTATTCGAGGCAGTTGCACTAAAGTTCTCTATCATGTTAAATGTAACATGATCATTGCTTATGGTATTAGCAGCTACATTTAGAGTTGGACCTATGCTTTTATTACTCTCAAAATGATTAGTTCCATACATACTAATCCCACCTAACTGTATAAAAGGCGTATATATTGTATTGTTAGCATTTCTTTCTGAATACCCAGCCTATATCTAAACCGGGGGAAGACTCATATTTTCTTTTTGTGCATTTAATACAATTTTACCAGTTTCTCCATTGGCAATATAGTCTGTACCAATTCCAACATACGTTCTGCTAGTAGATGTACTATTAAACATAATCTAACCATTGTTACCATATGCTGTAGTTACATCACCTAATATTTCAATACCACCACCGTGAATTTGTGTCAACTTCCACATTTTTTCACTTTGGCCAATTGTAGTAGAAGAATCATCGTTAAATGCAACATTTATTGAAGCAGGTCCACCAGATACACCAGAGCCACCCACACCAGGAATATACGAGTTATAATTTGCATCAACTTGAACTACCTTATTCGCACTTACAGATTTAAGAAACGATCCTTTTATTTCTAAAAATGGCTAATACGGTGAAGTGATTGAACTAGAATATGTTGATATAACATTTCCAGTAAGAATCTAATCTACTCCTGTTTTTGTAAGTACATTGTTGGTTACTGATATAAGTCCATCAACTCTAGCATCTTGTATATCAATCAAATCAGAGTTTATTTGTACTTGTGATATCGATGGTTTGATTTTTAAGAAAGCGCGAACTAGGCCATAGTTCCCTGTATTCACGTAGCCACTACTCGGATACAAGGAGCAAGCGTTTAGCCTGTTATACTTGGTAGACGACAAATAATAACCGGTGGAGTTAAACTGAACTCCATTACCGTTACCAGCTGCTGCAATTTTAGCATTTATATCATCATATAATGCTATTGCATATCCAAGTTCACCCATTGCTGGAAGATACCACTCGCCATCGTGAGTTCCAGGGGCAAATTTGTGGCAAACATTTGCTGCCGAAAACGTATCACCAAAACCCACAAGATAGGTTGTATTTGCTGCACCATTAACATCAGCCAACATATTAACAATAGTTGAACCGTTATATTCAGTTGCTGCATAATTAGGATTTAATGATCCATCTTCCAAGAACGGATACGCACACGGATTATCGGGATCTCCACCACCAACATAATAGACACCACTGACTGGTGTTCTTGCCTTAACAGCTGTATTTCTACTCCAATCAGCTCTCTTTTCTGGAAAAAAACCGTATGAGTTAACTCCTTTTACAACTCCTTCTTCATCAACCACTGCTACAGTTGTAAAACTAGTTAAACTGGGATCAATACCACTACTCACATTATTCCAATAAATAGCTGAATGTGTTATAGTTCCTTTTGTCGAGCCAGTTGTCATTTCCTTCAATGACATAAATCTTGCACACCCGTCTTCAAAGTGCGACGCAGGAGCAACACATATTGCAACAGGAGTTTTATCTCCAATCTCCTTACCAATAGATCCATCCGAAAACAAATAGTCCAGCAATTCGATTGTACCTGTTCCTTCTGGAGCAATAAGTGCCTGAGTGTTCAACATTGATGATGTTGTTTTAATCAACTCGGGATCATCATTAAGAGCCTCAGAAATCTCTTTTAATGTATCAAGAACTTCCGGAGCACCCCCAATGACTGCTTCAACCTTCTAATCTATATAGTCGGTTAGAGTATTACGTAAGCTGTCGACGTCATCGTCATGGTCTTGGGTAGCATCTGTAATAAGCTAGGCTACTGCATTAGCATCCATTAAATCACCTTTGTTATAGCCGTTAGCTACATCACCAACAAGGAGATCTGGTCGTCTTTTATAGCGAAGGCCATCGCCGGAAACAACTGCACCCAAGATATTTGCTTTATTTAATATCTTTTTCATCTCTATTTTTTAAAACGTTAATAAACACAATAAGGTGTTAACCTACTCGGTTAACACCTTTTAGACGTTTTGCCACCCTCTGACGCCACGTCACACTGCTTTGTTACGCGTCACTCAGCAGTCTCAGGGATGTTTGTTTCCCCGCCGCTGGCTTGTGTTTCGGTCTGACCATCACCCTGGGTCACACTTTCTGTATCATTCGAAGTGCTTTCTGTTTGATCAGATCCCTCAGCTGCGCTACCTTCTTTATTATCAGTTGAACCATAACCGCCTTCACCACGCTCTGTCTTGCTAAGCTCTTCAGCCTCAACTATATCGTATATGGCGATTGGTACAATAACCAACTGAACAAATCTATCTCCTTCATGATAAACAGCAGGAGCTACATCTGTCGTAACACGGAATACTGCCTTTATCTCTCCACGATAATCACTATCAATAACGCCTACAGAATTAGTAAGTGCGAGTGATTTACCACAGACGCTGCTTCGTGGGAAAAGCAATCCTACATAACCTTCCGGTATTTCTACAGCAAGATCAGTGTGGTATACAAGCATCAACTGTTTGATCTCATTCCACGCCGTCTCTATGTGTGTACATACCAAATCAATTCCTGCGGAACCTTTAGTACCGCGTATAGGCATAACAGCCTTATCACTAAGTTTCTTAAATTTAATTTCCATGTAGTAATTTTTAATAAAATGAGTTGCGGGGCTGGGAGTCGAACCCAGAACTTAAGGCTATGACCCTTAAATGATACCTTTTCACTACCCCGCGATGTTGGCTCTTTTAACGACTGAGCCAGAAGATGTCACTCAAATTACAATGATAAAAAAGTTTTCAGTCTCACACTCGCAGCAGTGAGCGCTGTATTGGCATCCAGCCTTACTTTTCACATCACGTTGTAACCAGCTACTTAAAAATCCCTTATGTATTGGGAGAGCACTTGAAAACGGAGAGGAGTCTCAGGAGTGTGTAGGCCTTTTAAGTATAAGTATCACCCTGTATTGTATCCGGTGTTTATACA